GTGACCACCGTGTCCGACTGCACGGCAAGCGGTTGGAGCATCTGGGTGTACACGCCGCCGGAGAGGGTGGTCACCAATATGGATGCCAGTTGGAACCGCAACACCAGCACCGGCGTCGTCTCCAACCTATCCATCAACACGCATTATGCGGCCCTGTTCCAGGGCAACAAACCCTACCAGCTCCACACCATCGGATTCCTCAAGAAATAGGAGATTCCCATGCAGGTCACCACCATCAACGACCAGCCCACCCTCCTCATAGACCGACCCCTCACCGCCGACACCGCCCCGCCGGCCGCAGTCACCGACGGCATGACCACTATCACCACCACGCCACCCACCCCCGGCATGCGCCACGACGCCATACCACTCGCCGCAATCGCATCATGGCGCACACTCCTCGGCATCGAAACCGACACCGAAGCCGTAGCCGCCATCCTCCACGTCCGAGACCACGGCGAACCAGACCCAGACCCCCAAACCGGCGAAACCGCATGGACAAGCGCCTACAACGCCATCGAAAAAGCCATCAACACCACCACCGCGCCCGCCGACAATACACCCGACGATCCGCTCACCGCCGGCCGCAACAAAACACGCGGACTGCTCGGCCTCCCGCTCCTACCGGACACGGCAACCACCAACCCATCCGCCGAAGACGAAACCGACGCCCCGACCACCATCGCACTGCCCACCGGCATCGAACCAACGGAACTCGGCAACCTCCTCGCAGACCACGCCGACGACATCAACGACGCCACCGACCGATTCATCGAATCACTCACCCAAACCAACGACGGAAAGGACCACGACTGATGGACGACAAAAACCTCTACCCGGCCATGATCGGCAAACTCCGCGAAATGCTCGCCGACAGCACCATACAGATCGCCGCACTCCAAGCCCAGATCGACATACTCGCCAAGGAAAACCAACGCCTCACCGACCAATCCAACAAGGACGACGACAATGGCAACGCTTGACAGCTTCCGCGAAGCCACAGGCGAACCCATCCAACTCGACCTAGCCAACGGCTACATCGCAGACATACGCCTCAACGCCGGCGACATCAACGGCCGCACCATCACCGTCGAACTCACCGACAACGGCACCCCCATCACCAGCACCGACGGAATCACCTGCGCGCTCGCCTACAACACCGCGCCCGGCAGCGGGCTGGGCGACCGCGTGAGCATGCCGGCAGTGTTCGGCACCACCACGGCCACGTACCGCGTCGCCGTGCCGCGCAAGGCGTTGCAGCGCGCCGGCGCGATCCTCATGGGCATCGAGGTCAGCGTCAACGGCACGAAGACTTGTTCGCGCAACTTCCACGGCATCGTCGAACGAGCCGTGTTCGACGCGACCGCGCCCGACGCGCAGGATCAGATGGGTGTGCTCGACAAGCTCATAGACGACGCGACCACGGCCATCAACAAGGCCGTCAGCGCGGCCGGCGAGGCCAGGGACGCCGCCAACGCGGCACGCACCAGCGTGATCGAATACCGGCAGCTCTCCGACGACTGCAAGTCCAAGATCGCCGCCAGCGCGGCCGCCGGCGTGGTCTTCGCGACCCAAGCCGACATAGACGCCCAGTACGACACCGTGATCGCGCCGGCATTGTCCGACGCCGAAACGATCCCGCCGCTCACCCAGTCCGACATCGACTGGGCGCTCGACATCATCAACCGATAAACAGGAAGGAGCCATCATGGCGAACGCGCAGAAGGTCATGACCCTCGCCGACACCGCCCAGCTCATCGCCAAGGTCCACAAGAACGCCGCCCAAGGCGTGCGATTCTCCTACGACTCCACCAAGGGCGAATACGGCAACATCGCCGCCTACTTCACCGCCCACACGGACGGCAAGATATACGGCGTGAAATTCCCCAAATACACGTACAGCAACACGCCAACGGGCGTGAAGACCCGCGACAACGCCAACCTGACCATCGAGATCAGCACCAACGACAAGGCCGGCCGCGACGACTACGCCGCGCTGCCCGCCTTCCGCGTGTGGGACGTCAACGCCACCATCGGCGACGACGGCGTGCCCCACGTCACCGCCATCGACGGCATCGACACCCGCTTCAGACGCGACGGATCGAACGGCGACGTGTACGTCATGACATGCCCCGGCTACTACAAGCTCGACAGCACCAGCACCCACAACGAATTCCTGTACAGCGACACCCAGTACGACGGCTACGCGCCATTGCCCGGCGTGCTGCTGCCCGACGGCAGCAAACGGCCATGCCTGTTGTTCGCGAAATACGCCGCGTCCCTCGACTCCCAGCAGCGACCCCTGTCGGTCAGCGGCAAGGAGATCGACCGCGAATTCGGCTCCCAGAACCGAGCCATCGACTACGCGCTCAAAAAGGGCAAGGGCTACGCCGGCCGCTGCGCCGGCGACACCTTCTACGTCCAGCTCATGCTCATGCTCAAATACGCCACCAAAAACTCGGACGTGCTCGGCGGCTGCTGGCAGTACACGCAGCAAACCGCCGTCACCAAGGCCGAAACCGGCGTCAAGCGCGTCATCATCGCCACCAGCGCCGCCAACAACTTCGACGTCGGCAGCACCGTCAACGTCGGCACCGACAAGGAACGCAACAACACCGGCAACTACAGCGCCGCCCGGGCACGCACCATCCTGAGCAAGACCAACCTCGACGCCAACAACACGGCGCTCAACCTCGACGGCGACGCCATCACCACGACCACCGCATGCTTCGTCAGCAGCATGCCGTGGAAGACCGGGGCCACCGACAAGCTGCTCGGCACCGACGGCCGCCCATCCACCGCGTTCGCCGCAAACCACCAACCCATCCGCCTACAGGGCATCGAACTGTTCAACGGCATCTACGAAAGCGACGCCGACCTCGTCGCCAACGCCGTCAAGGACAGAGACGACCTCGGCCGCATCGAACTCTACCGCGTGTTCGACATCACCAAGGCCTCCAAGACCTCGACGGCGAACTACACCAAGATCGGCGAATTCGCCGCACGCGACAAGACCACGGACAACTTATGGCGATACGCCGAGGACTTCACTTTGTCCAACGGCGTCATCATCCCCACGGGCCTGACCGCGACGAGCACCACAGGCATGTGCGACGCCATCGGGGCCAACCCGCTCACATCCCAAGGCCTCCGTCAGGTGCTGCGCTTCGGCTACCTCTGGGATGGGGTGCTGTCCGGCGCTTTCGCCGCGGACCTCTGGAACGACCTCGCGGATCGCTGGTGGAGCATCGGGGGCCGCCTTTCTGCGCTCGGTCGCACGAAGGCGTAGCCGCAGTGCGATGGGGGTGAAGCGCAGCGAGGGGGCGAAAGCCCCCTCATGACGTTTCGCAGCCTTTTGGGATTTGTGGCGGTACGCCTCCGACGTCCCAGTGCGTGGTGCAGCGCTTCGGCAACCTCAGGGATGGGGTGCAGTACGGCGCTTTCGCCGCGAACCTCAGGAACGACCTCGCGAATCGCAGGTGGAACATCGGGGGCCGCATATCCGGTCAATCCTGTCAACACGATCATTACGCCACAACTACCCTCCACGCCAGCCAGTGAGAGGGCAAGCCACGGCCCAGCCGAAAATCAAACCGAGCACCCGGCCAGTAGACCCGAACCCATCCAGCACCGTCGGCAGCCGGCATAGTCCAGATAGGAAACGCTCTGAAAACCCATTGCAAACACACCCGTTGCGAAACCCCCGCATTCGTCCGCAGGGCGATCGACCACTACCTCAAGGGCAAACGATCCCGCCGCGACGTGACCCGCTTCCTCGAAACCCACCCAGACCTCGACCTGCTCGCCGAACGGATCGCCGACGAGATACGCGAAGGCCGATACCGCGACACCCGGATCACGTACTTCAACCGCATCGAACCGATCAGCGGCAAGCACCGTGTCATCGGCCGCGAATCGGTCAGGCACCAGATATACGACCATGTGGCCGTCATGGCCCTCCAGCCGTTGTTCGACGCGAAGGTGGGACGATGGCAGACCGCCAGCATCCCCAATCGCGGCACCATCGACGCCCGCCGCGCGATCAAACGATGGACACGCGAACGATCCAGCAAATGGTTCGTGAAGCTCGACGTGCGCAAATACTATCCCAGCATCGACCGCACCACCCTGAAGGCGATGCTCACGCGCGACGTCGGCGACCCAATCCTATTGCGCCTCGTGTTCCACCTCATCGACCGGTACCAAGGCGACAACGGCCTCAACATCGGCAGCTACCTCAGCCAATGGCTCGCCAACTACTACCTGAGCCACGCCTACCACTGGATCGAATCGCCGGCCATGACCATCGAACGCACCAGCCGGCGCACCGGCGAGATCACCCGCCGCCGGCTCATCACGCACCAACTGTGGTACATGGACGACCTGCTGCTCATCGGCACCTCGAAACGAGATTTGAAGATCGCAGCCCGCCGCACCGTCCGCTACCTCAAAGACCGGCTCAGACTCGACGTGCACGAGGAATGGAACTGCAAACGCCTCGACCTCGAACCCATCGACATGGTCGGCTACACGTTCCGGCCCCACGGGCGCGTCAACATCCGCAGCGGCGTGTTCCTCCGCGCCCGCCGCACCTTCAGCCGCGCCAGACGCCGGCCCATGACCGAACGGCTCGCGCGGCGCTGCTGCTCCTACTACGGGTACCTGCGCAACAGCGACAGCATCCGATACCGGCGACGCCACCGCATCGACCACACCATGCGCCGCGCAACCCGGTATTTATCCATCCAACACAGGAAGGAAAAACCATGCTCCAGACCGTATCCAGCACCGAACCCCTCGAAGAGGTCAGCTACTACCCGCGCGGCGACGGCCTCGCGGACATCCGCATCCGCCGCAACATCACCACCGTCATGCATGAGGACGGCGATACCACGTGGACGGAATACACCGCCGACGAAGCCTATACCGTGCGCGACCTGACCGAACAGGAGGCCATCGAACAGGCCGACAGCATCTGGCTCGACTGTTTGCAGGCGTCCAAATCGGACAGTCAGCGCCTCGCCGGCTTGGAGGCGTCAAGCCTCGATCAGGACGAGGCATTGGCTGAAATCTACCAGCTCCTGTCAGGGGGTGAAGCATGAGCAAAGCCATGATCCGCGTCTACGCGCGCCTCGTCATCGCCGGCCGCAAGACCATCGACGACGTGCCCGCAGCGGGCCGCGAAGCCGTACGGGCATACATCGCCGGCCTCGACGAGGGGAGCGGAGAGTGAACCCCATAGCCCAGCAGCTCACCGTCTGGGCCGCCACCGGCATCATCACCGCCCTGGGCGGATACATGCTCGGATGGTGGCGCGGCTACCGACGCAAATCCGACGCCATGCAGACCGGCGTGCGCACGCTCCTGCTGTGCAAGCTCGAACAGATGCAGCGCGACATGGTCGCCAACGACGGCATCGCCGACAACACCGCCAAACAGACCGCACAGCTCGTCTACGACAGCTACCACAGCCTCGGCGGCAACGGCCACGGCACCCAAGTCAACCAGGACATACAGGACGCGCCGATAGCCCCGAGAAAACCACAGGCTTAGCCCTCGCCGATCCCGGCGGGGGCTATTTTCATGCCCACCACATAGGAAGGAAAACGAATGGGCAGATTCAAGAACAAAAGCAAGCCGCTACAGGCCCTCATCGCGGCGCTGTTCGCCGTGCTGCTCGCGTGTACGCCGGCGATCGCCATGGCCGACATGGTCGGCATCGACGTGTCCGGCTGGCAGGCCTCGAACGTCACCTGCACCGCCAGCTACGACTTCGCCGTCGTCAAGGTCAGCCAGGGCGTCGGCTTCGAGAACTCCAGTTGGCGCACGCAGGCCAAGTGCGTGACAGACCGGGGCAAGAGCCTCGGCCTGTACCATTACGCCGGCGGCAACAACGCCGCGAGCGAGGCCGACTACTTCGTCGGCCGGGCGAGGGACTACATCGGCAGGGCCGTGCTCGTGCTCGACTGGGAAAGTTATCAGAACGCCCAGTGGGGCAATGGCGACTGGGTGCGCCGGTTCGTGCAGCGCGTGCACACGCTCACCGGCGTATGGCCGATGGTGTACGTGCAGGCCAGCGCCATCAACCAAATCCCGTCCGACGTGCGCGCCAACTGCGGACTGTGGGTCGCCCAGTACGCCAGCAACGCGCCCACCGGCTACCAGAGCCGCCCATGGAACTACGCGATCTACGGCGAGGCCATGCGCCAGTACACCTCCAACGGCTGGGTCAACGGCTACAACGGGCCGCTCGACCTCAACTACTTCAGAGGCGACGCAAGCCAGTGGCAGGCCTACGCCAACCCCGCAGGCGCAGCCAAGCCCGTAACCCCGCCGCAGACCGAGAAGCCACCGACCCAGACCGTCGACCTACAGGCCCTCGCGACCGCCACGATCCGTGGCGACTATGGCAACGGCCAGCAGCGGCGCGACGCGCTCGGCGCGAACTACGACAGGGTAATGGCGATCGTCAACCAACGCCTCGCCGGCACCGCGACCGTAGCGCCGCAGCAGACCACGCAGTCCAACACGACCCGCGTGGCCGTCCGCTCCGGGGACACCATGAGCGGCATCGCCTCCCGCACCGGCCTGTGGCCGCTGTCCAGGTGGAGCGTGCCCAGCGGCAACCTGAACCTGATCTACCCCGGTCAGGTCGTCACCTACAACGGCGGCGGCAGCGTCGCCACCGGCGGCAACGCGCCACCGGCATCCCGTACCGTGACCGTCCGCAGTGGCGACACGCTCACCGGCATCGCGGCACGACTCGGCATCAGCTACACGCAGCTCACCGGCTACCGATCCGGCAACCCCAACGTGATCTACCCCGGCGAAGTGCTGCATTACTGAGCGCCAACCCAACCCCAACCTAGGAACCCTGCACCCGACACAGGGCGAGGTTCCTAGGTTCATATCCAGAGAATCGAGGACAATATGACCGACGAAAACACCGAACCCAAGACCGCCGGCACGGAGCCGACCGTGCCCGATTGGCTGCTGCCCAACCGAGCCTATGACGTGCTCAAATGGCTCGCGCTGATCGTGCTGCCGGCCATCGGTGTGCTCGTGCAGACGCTCGGCCCCGTATGGGGCTGGACATGGGCCGATCCGGCCGCGACGACCATCAACGCCGTCGCCCTGACCATCGGCGTCGTCATCGGCGCAAGCACCCTCAAGGCCAAGGCATCCAAGGCCTGACATAACAAAGCCCCCGAACCTACCGCACTCACGGCATGGTTCGGGGGCTTTTCGTCGTTTATGGGCTAGGCGTGGATCGTTTCGCGGCGTCGCGTGGTGCGCAGGCGGTCGGCGATCCATGTGTTGACGACGGCGTTGCGGCTGATCGCCAGATCGGCGGCCTCCTCGTCCAGTTCGCCGACCATCCATGCGGGCATCGTGAGCGTGATGCGTTTTTCCAGCGGGGGGTGATGTTCGACCACGGGATTGCTCATGTCCACGTAGTCGAGGATGTCGTCGCCGTTGTCGAACATCTCCTCGAGCTGGTCGCTGGTGATCGCCTTGGCGTCGGGCTTAGTCTTGGCTGTCATAGTATGCCTCCTCGTTCTTGCGTGATCTGCGCACGGATATGATGCGGATGCGTTTGCCGCGCTTGGTGGTGATCGCCGTCCAGTGCTTGCCGTCGATCATGCCGAGCACGATGTAGCGCACGTCGTCGTTGCCGGGATTGGGAGCGGTCAGCGTCACCGTCTTCGAGTTGTCCCACATGCGCTGGGCCGCCTCGAAGTCGATGCCATGCTTGGCGAGGTTCTTCGCGCTCTTCGCCGGATCGTATTCAAACTCCATCAAACCTCCTAATACGTCTACTATACATCAATATGACATCAATACAACATCATGCGGCGAGGCGCGTGGCTTCCACTGCGGCGCGCAGGCGGTCGTCGGGCATGGCGATGTACCGCTGCGTGGTCTCGACCGAGGCGTGGCCTAGGAGCTTGGAGACGAGCAGCAGGTCTCGTGTGACGGCGTAGGTCGTTGTCGCGTACCTGTGGCGCAGGCTGTGCGCCGTCCATCCGTCGCCCAAGAGGTCGCTCAGGTGTCGGCCGACGTAGGATGATTCGACGTGGCCGCTCCACCGGCCGGGGAACAGATAGCCGTTGGCGGATCGGATCAGCAAAGCTAGGTCGTCGCCGATGGGCACGATGCGCTGCTTGTCGCCCTTGCCCACGACCACGAGGCTCCAGCCCACGAGGTCGCGCATCACGTCGCGGCTGTGCACCTTCGCTATCTCGAAGCGCCTCAAACCGCATTCCGCGCCGAGGCGCAGCATGAGCCGTTCGCCGTCCGTGGCCTTGCGCAGCGCTGCGAGTATCACCACGTCCGGGCACGGGCGGGGATGCGGCTCGGGACGCTTGACGGTGGGCAGGAACTCGCTCGGATCGGCCTCGCTGCGGCCGGACGCTTTGAGCCATCGGAAATAGCTGACGCAGGCGTTCTTCGCGCCCTTGCGTGTCTCCGGCTTCCAGTCCTTCGCGGCGAAGTGCGCGAGCAGGTCGTCGCCCTCCACGTCCCTCGGATCGCCTTCGAGCGCCCTCGACAATGCGGACATCTGGCATCGGCGGGTGCCGATCGTGTTGGGGGAGTAGCCCGCAGCCTTGAGGGAGTCGAGCCATAGGTTGATTGATTCTGCCCAGAGCGGGCTTGGATGTTGTTTTTTCACAGGACATCATCGCCCCGATCGGATATGCGGCCCCGTAGGGCACGACGGCGGATAAACGAAAGGCCGCCACGAATAATCGTGACGGCCTCCGCCCGCAGTAGCGGGGACAGGATTTGAACCTGTGACCTCTGGGTTATGAGCCCAGCGAGCTACCGAGCTGCTCCACCCCGCGTCGGCAAGTCCTGTATTTGGACAGCTCGCTCAACAATACCTGACTAATCAGGAGTGTCAAGATTCTCGGGCGTGTCGGCCATGGGATGGGGCACGGCTCAGGCGGCCGGCTGGCCGGGCACTGACCTGACGGTGACCGTGCTCAACGCGCTCGGCCTGTTGGTCGGCGCGTTCATCGGCGCGTCCACGGCCAAGGCCAAGCTCACGGCCTGATATGCGAAATATTTCGCCCGGTGGATTCGGTGGAATATTTCGCGCCCCGGACAAACAACCCCCGCCCAAGATCGCGGACCATGCGCATGGCGTGGATGCCGCGACTTGGGCGGGGGCTTCGTCGTTTCAGACCGTCAGAAGCCGTTGTTCCTTCCTGCGTTCGGCGATCTTCTCGGCGAGCCATGTGTTGACCACGGCGTTGCGGCTGACCGCCAGCTCGTCCGCTTCGGCGTCGAGGCTTTCGACCATCCAGTCGGGCAGGGTGAGGTTGACCTTGCGGGTCTTGGTCTTCGCGGGGCGGATGACGCGGGGCTTCGTCATGTCGAAGTACCGGCGCATGTCGTCGCCGCGTTCGAAGGCCTCGTCGATGTCCGAGGCCTTGACTTCCTCAATCGTCCTTGTGCTGCTCATAGGTGTCCTCCTCGTAGTCGCGTGAGTGCCGCACCGAGATGATGCGGACGATGTCCTTGTGTTCTCCCCGGTAGGTGACGATGGCCGTCCAGTGCTTGCCGTCGATGACGCCGAGCTCAAGGTAGCGGGCGTCGTCGCTGCGCGGGTCGGCGTCGAATTCAAGCACGACGTCGTCCCACATGCGTTGGGCTTGCTCGAAGTCGATGCCGTGCTTGGCGAGGTTCTTCGCGCTTTTGGCCGGGTCATACTCGAATTCCAC